AAGTTTCTTTTATCTTTAAAAAATCATCTGGTTCATTTAATGATATTTCTAACATATCATTTGGTGACCATTCTATAATATCTTCATTCATAAAGATATTTATCAAAATTAGTTATTAGATATGCCGCCTTTATTTAGACTTTTCTTCATAACTTTGTACCCATTGCTATCAAATAAATTAACAACATGTTTAGCATTGCTACGATTGTAACCAAAATAATCGCATATAATTTTAATCTTTTCTGAGTTAGATTCATCTTCCTTTAACCACTTACTCCATCTTTTTTTCTTCTTAACAGTTTGTTTTAGAAAATCATATTGCATCTTACTATCGACATGACAGTTAACATTCATTTCATTTGCAAGCAACACTGTGTCTGCAAAATAACCTAAACCTCGATTAACAATAAACGGAACATAATCTTTTTCAGATTGACTATCAGTCATTAAGTTTTTCTTTGTCATGTTAATAGAATTTAAATAATCAAATGGCCCCGACATAAATTTCCTTTATTTTTTTTACTACTAAATCGGAAGATAACTCTGGCCTTTTTGTTTTTATTAAAGGTTTTAAATGTTCCCAACTTTCACCAGAAGCATTTTCTTCTTCGTTCCACTGTGTATATGCGATATCATTTTGCCATTGAGTTATGTCAATATCGTAACGTAAATCTTCTATGTCTTCTAAATTGTGATGAGCAATTGGATGAGTCATGCAACCTTCGTTTAAAGAAATAATAGGTACACCAGCTTGAGCAGCTTCTACAGAAGACAAACTATTATATGTTACAACACAATGCGCGTTTTTTAAATCTTCCTTAAGAGATCGGTCACTTATAGTAACTCCTTTTATTTTAAATCCTAACAGGGTCATGTGATATGATTCTGAGCCTTTACATTTTTTACTACTGTCTTTTCCTAAATTTTCTTGAAAATATCTTTCGTGATATTTTTTACGTCTAGGGAGATTGGTCAATATTGATGGATCTAAAAACTCTACTAAATCTAGATTCATTCCTAATACGTGGTAGAGCATATCCCAATTATATTTGTATCTTGTAAATTTTGGATGAGGACGAATTACGATAGGTCGATCTGTATATTTTCTAATATTAACAATAAGAGTGGCCACCCACTCTAGATATGCACGTTTTACCACTACGTCCTTAGTACTCTCTAGTGCATTTAAACTACTGTCGCCAGGTTTTTGAAGTAAGATAACAATATTATCTCCAGTGTCACGCCAGTCTCTAAATTTTACTTTTGTGTCATTAACAAATTTATTCCACCTATCTCTATCACAATTTTTCGCACCGAATCTACCTTCACCCCATTGATAACTATACCAACCAAGTCTATTATAAGTGTGAGGGTTTTTAGTTGTCCGAAACGATGCGGTTTCTCCTACTAAAAATGGAAGTTGAGATTTCCAAATAAGATAGTGATCATTTGATTGCAAATCTTCGTTAAAATGTTTTTGCTTTAACGTATTCACTTGATAATACGCATCAGGTTTTGGTGTACTAATGTTGTCTCCTATGTTATTTCTTTCAGAAACTATAATAGTATCGCCGTGCTTTTCAATGCCGCGTTTAAGACTATCAAATGTAGTTATGGTTTTAGCCGAATCGTACATCGTTGATTTAGATGTTTTAATTATCATAAATCAACATCAACTTCTTTAAATTCATTCATAACTTCAGTTACATGAAGAATCAATTCATTTTGATCGGTATAAGCATCTACATCAGCGCCATACGCACGACCAACTAATTTAACTTGCTCAAATGAAAATTCAGGTAAATAATCCATTAATTCATTGACATTTGTTATTACGCTATCTTTGAATTGTTTTACTTGTTCCTCATGAGATTTTTTAGGTTTTATTTTCTTTGTAGAAGTTTTCGCCTTCACTTTATCAGCCATAATTATTTTCCTATTTTTTTATTCCATACTTTTTCAAATAAGTAATGTACATATGTCATTACTACAGCCATTGTCAAACCAAAACCGGTAACATGCCAGTCACCGAACCATGTTCTAGCTGCTATAATGTAACAAGTTATAGAAAGTAGTCTCCAAACAACTACTTTTACACTAGTATTATTTATTAGTAAAGTCATTTAAATCTTGAATCATATTAGCTTTAGTTTTTCTACGATCAAGTTCGATTCCTATAGTACGACCATATTCTTCTAATTCAACTTTAGTTAAATTTTCAAAACCTTCGAATTTTGGTGTCGGTTGTTTACCAATCCATCCATCTATTGATTTTACTAGTTTATCTAATATACTTCCTTTTTCATACCATGCCATAATTTTCTCCTTTATAAAAATGTTAGATGACAATAATTTTTAAATATTTCGTTAAAATGTTTTACAACTACACCAGGCTTTTCTTTATTGTGAATTTCTTTTAACTCTTTTTGAATTTCTTTATAATCCCAAGAACACCATTGACCATATGATTTCGCTAAAGTAAGTACTTGTTCAAGTACATAACTATTATTATATATTGTGTATACTAAAGGCAACGGATCTGGATTTATGTCCTGATCTTTCCAGTATGGTTGTCTTATATTTTCTTCCATTGTAATGCCCCCATAATTTCTGTCAAACATGCAACAATGTTTAATTCTTTATCTGCAACAAACGCAGCTTTGTATTGATAGTCAGCCAATATTAAAACTAATTGTGGAATACTTTGTGGTTCTAAAAATTCATTTGCACCATCATATAGTTTTCTAAATATAACACTTGAATCTAGATCTGGATTTTGTGCTACCCATCCTCGCATAGATTTGAAATTTTTTTCTCGCAAGAATGTAACAAGAGCTCCGATTTGTCCAATAGATGTTCCGACCAAAGCTGCAGCCGACAACTCGCCGTTGATAGAATATCGCTGAATTTCGTTAAGAACTCTGCGCCAGTCAGGTGCATGGAGCATAATAAGCTCCGCAAGAGTACGTTCATCATACTTTACCTCTTTTTCTTTTAATATTTTAGAAAGTCTTTTATGAAACTTGGCAGCTAAGCCGGCCAAATGTTTCTTTGTAGTATTAAACTCAACTACTGCACAACGTGACTGAAGAGGTTCAATGATCTTGTTACGATAATTACAAGTAAAGATGAATCGACAGTTCGTTGAGAACTCTTCAATAAACGCGCGAAGTGCTGGTTGAGTAGATTGTGCATTTAAGTAATCTGCCTCATCAAGTATCACTACTTTATGAGAATCAGATCCACTTAGAGAAATAGAAGAAGCGAACTGACGTATCCTGTTACGGAGTACGTCGATTCCACTATCTTCTGATGAGTTAATTAAAATATAATCAAGATTTAGTTCATTACAAAGTGCTTTAGCGACTGTAGTTTTACCTAATCCCGATGTTCCGGACAATAGCAAATTATGCATTTCACCGGTTTCAACAATCTTTTTAAATGTTGATTTTATTTGATCTGGTAATATACAATCATCTATAGTCTTTGGACGATACTCTTCGCTCCAAAGAAATTCACTTTTACTCATTATATTTAATCTTCCGTTTCTTCGTTCTCTTCAGGGAAGTCAACTACACTCTCAACAGCCTCTTCCGGTGTTGGAATTTCCGGTGGTGCCGGAGGTTCAACAGGGTCAGGCTTTGGAGTGTTTTCTTCAACATAAGCAGCAAGCTTATCACGAACTGATCCTACTGACTGTAGTTCGTTACCTTGAAATGCTCCTCTTCGAGAACACTCATCGATAATTTGTAATGCATTACCGACGTCTTGTACAGTTAATTCTGCCATGGGTATATACCTCTTTCTTATCTAGTTGCTTTACTAAAATTCTTTACACACGAATGTGTACCTTGTGGTTTAAAATATTTCTTATTTTCATTATAAGATTCTGCTGTTAGTATTTCAATCTCACCGCCAGTCTTATGTGGATAAACCATACGTCCCATAACTTTTGGAGTGTTTATATTTCTAGCACATCGTATACAGGTTTTTAAACCTAACTCAGCACGTTCTTGTTCTACAAGATTGCCACATCTACATATTAAAAATTTATCCACCATATTTAGAGCTTTTTTCCAATGCTATCCAGTATGTTACATCTTCACCAACCCATTCAGAGATAAGTTTAGAAGATAACTTAACATCATAATCTCCAGGCATAAGTTTCAAATTATTTATTAAAAAATCAAACTGAAACTTATCGTCTATTTTAATTTTATTTTCTATACTAAAAGTGTTTGCTGTCGCACCACTAGAATCAATTACTGATAAAGAAGATTCAGTTATTCTAAGTGTGTTGTGACCGAGTGTTGCTGCCGCTTTACGTAATTCGTTTATCTCATCATTAGTAATTGTAATCTGTACTTCAGCTTCAGGCATTGTTACATCTTTTGTAGGAGCTGTAAGAATAGCTGGATCTGCAAAAGTATATTTTACTTTACGACCATTACCAGAAAACACACAACTTTCTTTTGTATAATCAAAAGCGGCATCTGGAATAATCTGCGAGACTGCTAAAAATTCATTTAGATCGTAAATACCAAACTCATCTTTCCAATCTTCTGTAATAGCAGCCATTGCAAGAATATTTTTTGCTTCACTGATTGTTTTTAATTTACCATCACCATTATAAACTATGTTGGCATTTACATTAGCAAAGTTTTTTAACTTACTAATTGTATCCGAACTTATTGACATATCTTTCTCCTTGTAATTATGTGTATATTATACCAAATTTTTAAATCAATGTACATACTTCTTTTAATAAAATAACCACCCCCGAAGGGGTGGCACGTGGGACTAACACGATTTTGAGGGAAATTGATTACCATCTTGAATCATCGTCTGGATCAATTCGACCTTCATGAGCGTAAGGATTTGAATCGTCCTCATCCTCGCTCAACTCACCCGCATCGATCTTAGTGTAAAGATCTGTGAACGCGGTAGTCGTATCTTCGTCGAAACGAGCGATACACATATTGATCGCTGTCAGACGATCATTGAAGATCGCGAACGACTTTGCGATGTGACACAAACGACGTGTTGAGATAACCTCATCGACACCGTCGGCGTCAAAAGTCTTACGAATAATACTTGACCACGTAGTCAGCTTATCAGCGAAATCGTCATCTAAACAATCATACTTACTCATATGATTTTTAAGGATCTTAACCTCAGTGGCTTTTGTAGGCCAAGGTTGATCGATAGCTGAAACAAATCTTTCTAAGAAAGCTTCGTCGATGATTGTAGCCGCAGAGAAACGACCGTCCTCTGAACCACGGCCTTTAGTGTTTGCTGTTGCAATCACATTGAAACCACTAGCCGGACGAACAACCTCACCCGTCTTTTTGATTAGAACAGGATTACCTTCGAGAACACCTTGCAAACACATGATTTTGTTTGAACCACGGTCGATCTCGTCGATAAGAAGAAGTGCGCCTTCTTCCATGGCTTTGATGACTGGACCTTTACAGAAAACAGTCTCACCATTAATTAATCTGAAACCACCGATCAAATCGTCTTCGTCAGTTTCAGGTGTGATCTGAACACGAACATAGTTTGTTTTTGTTCTAGCACACGCTTGTTCTATCATCATGGTTTTACCATTACCAGATGGCCCCGAAATGTAAACCGGGAAAAATTCGTTAGAACGGATAATCATCTCGATGTTACGAGATTGACCCCATTTGACGTATTCTGGAACGACAGATGGAACGTAAACTTCTTCTGATTTGACAGAAGTAACGCTTGTCGAAAGAGCAAACTCAGCTTTTGGAGCAGGTGCTGCAGCAACTGGTTTATTAAATGAATACGTATACCCACGAGCACCTTTTGG